GCTGCAACCGGTCACAAGTCGGACGCTGGGAAAGCGGATTAAGTCACCAGCCGTCTTTTGAAACAATTGAAAAGATCGACCGTCTGACCGGCGGCGAAGTCACAATCATTGATTGGTATCAGTCGTGGCTAAATCGGTCAGAATAGAGGACGGCCATGCCGTGATCCGCATACCTTTAGATGAGGTCCACGGACTGCGTGTGGCGCTTGCAGAATGCCCGTGTCGCGCGGTCAAGAGCGAGGCGACAACAGTTATCAGGCGCGGGCTAGACAAGGCTCTAGCGCAGGCGATTGCAAGAATGTCAGCAAGTGAAGAAAAAGAAAGGGAGAAAAATGAGCCTAGCGAAATATCGTGATTTTATAGCGTCCAAGCATGGTCAGGCTGTGAAAAAGACCGGGATATCCGGGCGGGACATATCGGCCCATGCAAAAGAGCACCAACGCGCCGCTTTGGATTTTTCACTGGACAAGGGGCGAAGCGCGCTTTTCTTGGACACTGGCTTGGGTAAGTCGTTTTGTCAGCTGGAGTTTGCGCGTATGGCGGCGATTGAAACCGGCAAGCCGTCGCTGATTTTGACGCCTCTGGCCGTGGCCGCGCAAATGGTCCGAGAGGGCCAAAAGTTTGACATTGAGGCGCGGCAGGTCCGGGAACAGTCCGAGATCGGCGCGGGTATTATGGTGGCCAATTATGAGCGCCTGCCAAAGTTGGACCCTGAGACGTTCGGCGCGATCTGCTTGGATGAAAGCAGCATCTTAAAATCGTTTCAGGGAACCACGCGCAAGCGCCTGCAATCTGCTTTTGATGCTACGCCGTTCAAGCTGGCGTTGACAGCAACGCCCGCGCCCAATGACCACATGGAACTTGGCCAGCACGCTGAGTTTCTGGACGTGATGAACAGCAACGAGATGTTGGCGCGCTGGTTTATCTCGGACCAGACAAAGATGGGCGCTTATCGCCTCAAAGGTCACGCGGTTAAGCCGTTCTGGGAATGGGTAGCGTCATGGGCGCGGGCTGCGGTGTTGCCGTCTGACCTTGGCGGCGACGATACTGGATATATCCTGTCCGATGTCGATCTGCGCACGCATGAGGTCGAGGTTGATCTTAGCGAGGGCGTTGAAGATGGCATGTTGTTCCGCATTCCTGACCAGAGCGCGACGGCGATTCACAAGGAAAAGGCATTGACGCTTGAGGATCGGTGTCATCGGGTGGCGGCTTTGGCTGATCATGACAAGCCGGTCACGATCTGGTGCGAGCGGAACGACGAAAGCGCGCGCCTTGCGAAGATTATTCCTGGCGCGGTCGAGATCCGTGGCGACATGACGCCAGATCAAAAAGAGCGGCTTATTTTGGGCTTTGGCGATGGGGAGTATCGCGTTTTGGTCACAAAGCCGAAGCTGGCGGGCTTTGGCGTCAACTGGCAGCACTGCGCTCATGTGATCTTTGCCAGCATCACTCACAGCTATGAGCAATTTTACCAAGCGCTTCGACGGTCGCACCGCTTTGGGCAAAAGCAAAAAGTCCGCTGCGACGTTGTTTTTTCCACAACTGAGCGCGACATCTGGAATAACCTCATGCGCAAGAAAGGAGATCACGAGGCTATGAAACAAAACATGCGCGCGGCAATGAGTGGCGCGCAACGTGAAAGCGAACTGCACCGCGCACACGGGACAATCAAGGTTCGCTTGCCTGAATTTATCAAGGAAGGAAAAACCAATGCAGTATGAAGGCCGCAACTGGTCGCTGGTAAATGGCGATTGCGTCGAAGTCATGGCGCAGATGCCTGACAATAGCGTAGACCACGCCTGTTTTTCGTCGCCGTTCGGGTCGCTCTACATCTACAGCGACAGCGAAAACGATATGGGCAACAGCAACGGCAGCGATGAGTTTAACAAGCACCACCAATTCATGGCCGACGAGTTGTTTCGGATCATGAAGCCTGGAACTGTGATCTGCGACCACGTCAAAGACACGGTTTTTTATCAGGGCAGCAGCGTGACCGGCGAGGGCGGCGTTTATCCTTTTAGTGACGACGCTTTGGCCATCTATCGGCGCGCTGGGTTTGTCCTGCGCGCCCGTGTGACGGTCTGGCGGGATCCTGTGCGCGAACGCGACAAGACCAATCACGAGCGCCTGTTGTATGGAAACATCGGCAAAAATTCCCGCGTCTGCGCCATGGGGATGCCGGAATATATCCTTGTCATGCGCAAGGAATCCAAGGGCATCAAGGTGGGCGATCCTGTGCGTCACGCGATAGACAAGTGGGGCGAGGAAAAGGCCTTGGAGCAAGCGGCGGAAATCTCCGCAGAGGACGCCCAGCGCATGATTAAGCGCGGCATGATTGACGGCGCGTCCCGTGAATTGCTCGATTTCTTGGCGGAAAAGGCGCGGTTTAGCTTGCCGCAGTGGCAGGAATGGGCGTCGCCGGTCTGGATGGACACTCGGCAAATGGACGTGGTGCATGGGCGGTTTTACAAAAACCGCTACAAGTCGGAAGGCGACGAGCGGCACATTTGCCCAATGCCGTTGGACCTGATCGAACGGTGTTTGACGCTTTATAGCAGTCCCGGAGATGTCGTGTTTGATCCGTTTAGCGGCGTCGGTTCAACGGGCTACACCGCAACGCGGCTAGGGCGTAAATTCTTCGGATCTGAACTGAAGCCGGAATATGCCGCGCAGGCAGCCAAGATCATTCAAGAGGGCGAAAACGAGATTGGCGATTTGCTGACTGGGGCTGCATGAGAAAAGACCGCGAAGGCCCAATTCAACGCGCAATCATCCAGTTTTTGCGCGCGTCGCTTCCCGGCTGCGTCGTTGCGTCTGTACCTAACAGCACGGACGTGCGGGGCCGATCGGCAGCGATTGCTATTGCCAAACAAAAGCGGGATGGCCTTTTGCCGGGCTTTCCTGACGTTTGGTGCGGGTGGCGCGGCCAAGCGTTGCTCATCGAGGTCAAGGCCAAGGGCGGGCGCACAAGCTCTGCGCAAGACGATGTACACGCGCGACTGCGGGCCAATGGCTTCGACGTGGTTGTCGCTTATTCGATTGACGATGTGACGCCAGCGATTGCCGCTATGAAAGCAAAAGACCCCGCCGGAAAAGCGGGGCCTTGAACTTCGGGAGGTTACCCCGTATAGTGCATCCATCCAAACGCAGGTTTTGTTTATCACGGCTGGTTACCGTGCGCAAGCCTGCCCCATTAGGAGGGGCGACATGCCCAAAAAATTATGAGCAAGGCACCAGGTATGCCGATGTATTGGGACGCGTATTTGGCGGACACAACGCATCTGACGACCGAAGAACATGGGGCTTATCTTTTGCTATTGGCTGCAATGTGGCGGCGTAACGGTTCAGTGCCGGACGACGACAGAGACAATGCGCGAATTCTCGGCCTGACGCTTGGCAAGTGGCGCAAGATCAAGGCCCGATTGACTGAAACAGTGTCAGGGTTTGTGATCGAAAACGACGCTATTTCACAAGAAAAGTTGCAAAAAACTTGGAAAAATACGCAAGAAAAAATATCTAAAAACCGAACAAATGGAGCCAAAGGCGGGCGCGCAGCCGCAAGTAAAAACAATGACTTAGGGCAAGCAAACGCTGCAATTTCGCAAGAGCGAATTTATAGCATACCAGAACCAGAACCAGAACCAGATATATATGATACTAAAGTATCATTGGTAAATCAGGTCAAAGCCGATTGTGAAATAGCAGTTTCAGCATGGAACCAAGCGGCTGGCCAAAACGGTTGGCCGAAGGTGCAGCGATTGACGGCAGCGCGTTCTAAGCAATTGGCCGGACGCATCAAAGACGCGGGCGGTTTGGATGGCTGGCAAGCGGCCCTGCAAAAAGCGGGCGAAAGCGATTTTTTATGTGGACGCAGCGGCGCGTGGAATGGATTTTGCTTTGATTGGATGACCAAGGCTGCGAATTTTACGAAATTGATGGAGGGAAATTATGGAAACCGAAATGACAACATCACAGCAATCAACGGCGCTGGGCAGCGTGGCGGAAATGCGGGACAAGGTGCTTACGAGCGGGAGCGATTACGCGGCATCGCTGCGGGCATCGGGAACCCCAAGGGATATTGAGCGCCATCGCCTGTGGCTTGCGGCGCGGGTCGAGGCGCTGCTTGACAATTATTGGCAGGCGCGGCCATCGGCGGCGGTCTTAGCGATAACCACAGCCGATTGGATTGACGCGCTTGATCAGTACACGCCCAAAGAGGTGACAGAGGCGTGCCGACGGTATTTGTCTGGATTGGACTGCAAGCGGAAACCCAAGCCGGGGCAAATTCGCAGCTTATGCTCAGAACTGCGGCACCCGCCGCCTGCGCCACCTGCCGAGCCAGAGCGCGAACGCATCACGCCAGAACGTGCCGAAGAAATTACAAAGAGCGCAGGATTTTCTGCAAAGAGGTTTTTCTGATGACATTAAGCGATATCAAATCAGCGGTTTGCGCCGTCTACGACCTGACCGAAGCCGATCTAATCTCACATAGCCGCGAGCAAAAATATGCGCACGCACGGCATATTTTTGTAGGCTTGGCGCGTGACATGACCGATTGCAGCTTGCCGGAGATTGGCGCCGCGCTGGGCGGCAGGGATCACACAACAATCCTCAACAGTCAGCGACGTTTTGAGCATCTTTGCAGAGTGAATGAACAATTTGTGCGGCGGGCGTATGATGCGCGGACAATCGCGGCTCGGTCATTGCGTGATCGGCAGGCGGTCGAACGGCTATTTGACGATCTGGGCGAGCGCCTATGCGCTGGCACTGCAAGCCAGGTGACGCGCGTTAATCGGATTGCATCGCGCCATTTGGGCGCGTGGTTGGAAGTGAGAGGAACAATTAGATGAGCAAAGAAAAAACAGCGGCGTTTCTAGCGGATTGTTTGGCACATATGCCTGACCAGCAGGAAGAAGTGCAGAGCGTCGTTGATACAGCGATTGCTGGCCTCAAGCGCATTGCAAACGGCGGCGAGTGGCCAGCGGATGAGGCTTGGGCGGCGGAACGGGCAGCGGGTATGGCGGCGGCTAGGACGGCGGAATGGGCAGCGGAATGGGCGGCGGCTAGGACGGCGGAATGGGCGGCGTATTGGGCGGCGTATTGTTCGGCGGAGACGGCGGATAGGGCGGCGGATTATGCCGCACGCGCGCACCCTGATCCTGACGCTGAACGAGCGCGGCAGAAGGCAAAGCGAAAGGAATTGGGAATATGAGCATAGAAAAGACAGCGGAGTTTCTGGCGGACTGCCTTTCGAATATGCCACCGCAAAAGGGTGAGGTTAAAGTGGTTGTCGATACAGCGATTGATGGCCTCAAGATGATTGCACAGGGCAGAGAGTGGCCGGCGAAGGAAGCTTCGGAGGCAGCTGGTGCGGCGGCTAATGCGGCAGTTTATGGGGCTAGGGCGGCGGTGCGGGCAGCTTGGGCGGTGACTTGGGCAGCTGATTGGGCATCAGCTACGGCGACTTCTGGTGCAATAGATAGGGCGGCAAATTGGGCGGCACTCGCGCACCCCGATCCTGCGAAAGAACGGGCACGGCAAGCGAAAGTGCGAGAGGAATTAGGACTATGACAAGACAGAAAACAGCAGAGTTTCTGGCGGACTGCCTTGCGCACATGCCAGAGCAAACGGGCAAGATTAAAGCCGTCGTCAATACAGCGATTGCGGGCTTGACGCGGATTGCAGAGGGCGGCGAGTGGCCAGAAAATGCGGCTTGGGCGGCGGGTGATGCGGCTTGGGCGGCGGCTGATGCGGCGGAGTGGTCGGCGGCTTGGGATGCGAAGGCTTGGGCGGCGGCTAGGGCGGCGGATTGCGCGGCAGCTAGCGCGGCTAAGTCGGCGGACTGGGCGGCGGCTAAAGCGGCGGCTGATGTGGCGGAATGGGCGGCACAATGGGCAACTAAAGCGCACCCCGACCCAGACGCAGAGCTAGCGCGGCAAGCTGAAAAGCGCGAAGAATTGGGACTAAACACAAAACAGGAGGCCGATTGATGGCTGGATCAGTAAACAAGGTTATAATTGTTGGCAATTTGGGTCGTGACCCAGAAGTGCGCAGCTTCCAAAACGGCGGAAAGGTTTGCAATCTTAGGATTGCGACGTCCGAAACATGGAAGGACAAATCAAGCGGCGAGCGACGCGAGAAAACTGAATGGCATTCGGTCGCTATTACGTCAGAGCCGGTCGTGCGCATTGCAGAGCAATATCTGCGCAAGGGGTCCAAGGTGTACATCGAGGGCCAGCTGGAGACGCGCAAGTGGCAAGACCAGAGCGGTCAGGACCGCTATTCGACAGAGGTGGTTTTGCGACCGTACAGCGGCACGCTGACCTTGCTTGATAGCGCGGGCGGTGGCCAAGGCGGAGGAAGCCAGGGCGGCTATGATCAAGGCCCGAACTACGGCGGATCCCCAAGCCAAGGCGGGACAGGCGGCGGATCTAGGGACATGGACGACGAAATACCGTTCTAAAAAAACCTTGCGCCGTTGCGCCGCGTGCAATATAATTTGAGTATGCTGGCGGGCTGATTAATTGGAGCAAATCAGCCCGCCTTTTTGCACCGACGGAAAGGAAAACACCGATGCAAAAACCAATTTACAGCAAAACCGGATCGCAAGCAAACGCGCGGGGCGTTGTCAAATGACGTTTGAAAGCATGGGTGATGTTGACTTGGAAAAGATGATGCACAGCGCGTCAATGTCTAATTGCCGCGTGCGTTTCGAGTGGCCGGGTGCTTTCACATGCAGCAAGGTGCCGGTTTTTGATCCAAAGTTGAAAGAGCCGTACAGGCGCAAAGTTGACGAGGAGAGGGACGCCTTCACAAGAGAGATAAACAAATACATTTCGACGCTAGAACCGGGCCGCACATTTACAGCGACGGACATTGCAAACGCGGTTGGGCGTTCGGCAAGGGTTGTCGGCAGATGCGTATCACGAAAGCGCCTGCACTTGTTTGACGTGGATGTCATGGCATCAAACTGCAGAGCGGGCAGAATTTTTATAAAGAAAGGGAGCAAAGAATGAACTTGATACAGATCCACCAGAGCGACGTAAACCGCTGGCACGCTAACAGAAGCCCAAAATTGCGTGACAGCGGCGACACGACAGACAAGCACAGCTTGCGGATGATCAAGCTATTGATTGCGCTAAATCCGCATTTGCCGGTGTCTTCGATGCGCCGCGCAAGCCTCCTACTTTGGGCCATTGCGTTGCATGACGTTGGAGAAAGCCAGCTTGGCGATGTAAGCGGCAAAGCGAAGGCAGAACACCCGAAGCTAGCAGCGGCACTAGATCAAGCCGAAGCGGAAAACCGCGCCGCAATGGGCCTAAAAATGCCCAAACTGAACGAAACACAATGGCTGGTATTGCATTTCCTTGATCGGCTGGATGCGGTTATATGGTGCAACATTCACGATCCCGACCAGCTTTGCGACGCAGACTGGCAGGAAACTATTAACTGGCTTTCGGCACAAGCTGACGCGCTGGGCGTGGATATTACCGAGGTTTTGGGAGCAATGCCGTAATGCTGCACACACCTACATACCAAGCAATGTTGAAAGACGCAGCGGAGTGCAACGCGGCAGCCGCAAAGCGTGACGGCCAGTCGCCCAAATCCTCGGAGGCGTCTGCACACGCGGCGCGGGTCAATTTGGTGCTTAACTTCATCAAGTCGCGCCCCGGCAGCACGTCAACGGAAATCAAAGATAACGCAATGGCGCGCGGCATAAGTTACAGCGCGACGGT